AAGTCTGCTGCTGCTCTGCAAGAATTATGGTCTGCAACCTAATGAGATTGACCGCTTGCGCTCTCTGGCTGATGCTGTTGTCGGTGAGTGGGAATTGTCGCACACACAGCACCACGATTACAGCGATTGGTCACGGCATCTTATCTCCGCAATGCGTATCAAGTGCCGCGATACTAAACCCAACAACAATAACCAACCGGCTGCTCCTGCTCCGACTGACTACACGTTTGGCGGTGGCTTCGGCGGTCAAGACATCTGATAGTTATGGCTGATAGTATTGGTACGGCATTGTCCGGGTGGATGGCTCAACAGGAAGCGGCCCGCAAGGAAAGAGAGAACCGCGAGGCTGAGGCCATGATGAAACAGGAGCATGAACGCCGCATGGCCGGGGAACCTCAGACCGAGGAGGAGAAGGAACGCGCCAAGCTCGCAAAGATAGGTGTGGAAACTGTCAATACTATCTTCGGGCGTGTCCTCAACGATATGCACAAGGCCGAAAAGAAACGGCAGCTCCTTGAAATCCCGGCGGTGTATCACGCACATTCCAAACTCTTTCTCCAGATTGCCAACAAGGTTTTGGCATATCAGCATCGGGCGTTTGTGATTGATGATAACAACAGAGAGGTGCTTCGCTTTCTCCTGTACTACTTCAATGACTGTCCTCTGGCCGAGGAGGTGTTTCCCGGTCGCGGTTACAAGCTCCACAAGCATATCATGCTACAAGGCAATGTCGGGACCGGCAAAACCTTACTGATGGAGATATTCTCTGAATACCTTCGTTACACAGGCAATCCCAATTTCTTCTACAACCTGTCGGTTACGCAGATGATTAACTATTACACTCTGCACAATAACCTCGACCGCTACACCTTCAACGAGGAGGAGAATAAGGGTTTCCAATGTAAGCCTGTCAACATCTGCCTCAATGACATCGGTGTCCAGACTACCACCTTCTACGGCATGGATACAAAGGTGCTGACCGATGAATTTCTCCATGCCCGTAATGAAATATGGTCGCAGTTCCACCTCAAGGCACACGTCACAACCAATCTCTCTATTGAGCAACTCAAAGAGAAATATAAGGACGGCTTCGGGCGACTGATAGACCGCTTCAAAACCTACAATGTAATTCCCCTCGGCGGCAATAGCCGAAGATAAACCGATACCGATATGGATAAAATGACCCCGGAATATAAGGTGACTCGTGAGAAAATCAAAGCCGTAATAAACGAGTCCGGGCTTCCAGAAATGCAGAAGTATGCGCTCTTGTCAACCTGCATGACGGAGGTCGCCCACAAACACAACGGCAATGACTTCGACTCGATAAGCCTTAAACTCGCCATCGTCAGCAAAACCATGTTGGATGCGGTGGACAAAGCAAAGGAACTTTATAACAACCTCACTAAATCAAAATAATCATGCAAAAAGCAATCAACCGTCTGCACAGACAAATTCTCGCCGGAGTAAATCAAGGTGGCGGCGCACTCGGCGCACTCGTCATTGTCGGCTCTGTATCTGCACCCGACCACGGCTCGGTAACATCATTCTCCGGCGGCAATACCGCGCCCATCGTTTCCGGACTTGTCAAGGAAATGCGCCGTGACCCCGGTATCCTCGCCTCCGTCCGAATGGCCCTCTCCATAGTCGATAATACCGAAAATCAGAACTGACATGAATGACGATACTCTGAACTATGCCAACCGCATTAGAAAAGTATGGCACACTCCGAGCTGATTGGAAAGACACCTTGGCCAAGGGCTTCGCAGAATGTTTCCGCGTTTTGCGTCCCGGTGGTTTCCTCATCTTCAAATGGAACGAGCATGACATAAAGGTGTCAACAATTCTTAAACTCACAGCCCAGAAACCGATATTCGGACATAAGTCCGGCAAGCGAGCAAATACGCATTGGATTTGCTTTATGAAAGGAGGTATTTATGAGAAGAATTAAATACAGAGGCATAAGTACCGACACAGGTAAATGGCTTGTTGGCTCATTAGTGCCAAACGGAAAGACCGCTTATATCGCTCCATTCGGAGAACTCTTTCATCTTGAAGAGGTCAATCCCGGCACCGTAGGAGAGTTTACAGGTATGCTCGACAAGAACGGTAAGGAAATCTATGAAAACGACATCGTAAGATACTACGATGATGTAACGGATGAACTTGTTGTACGACCTGTAGAATACCTCAACGACTACTGCGCCTTCTGTGGTGTTCATCCACAAAAAGACCCGGACGGGCTATTTGCCCAATGGCAATATGAAGTGATAGGCAATATCCATGATAACCCAGAACTATTGAAAGGAGGCAACAATGGAGAAGGATTATGAAAGTATCAAATCCAAGCTGAAGAAACTCCTCGCTCTGGCCGAGGGTGGCGTCGGTGGTGAGGCACATAATGCCCGCATCCTGTTGGAGAAGTTATGTGATGAGTATGGTATCTCATTAGAGGACCTCCTCGACACCGAAAAGAAAAGTTGGTATCGGTTTGAGATTGGCGCACGGAAAATATTCAAATCCCTGTTCGTTCAGTGCTACTGCTATGTGACCGCCAAACATAGTGTAGAATACAGGCGCAGGGATAAAGCGACAATCGCCGTGGAGCTTACGGCCTATGAGTTTGCAGAACTGCGCTCGATGTTCTTCTGGCATAAGGAGAATTTCAAAAAGGACATTGACACACTCATGGATACTCTGCTCATATCTTACTGCTCCAAACATAATCTTTGGAGCCAAACCAAAGATAAAGGCGATAGTGAGTGCAAATCACTCACGCCAGAGGAGGTTGCCAAAATCAGAGCGGCTTTAGCTATGCAGGACTGCCTTAGCAATACATCGTACCACAAACAGATAGAGGGTTAATGAAATGCCACTATATCAATGTCCGTGACGTTGGCAGGGTTCTTATTCCCGGATGTATGGCCGTGGCTGTCAGCAACGATATTGAGCGTTGTACCTGCTATGACATACTGACAGAAAAGGACTTTGAAAAGCAACGCTACAATGACGTGGTTAAGCGATTGAAACAGGAAATTTCAGAACTCCGTCAAGAGAATGAAATGCTGAGAAAAGGATATGTCAAAATAACATAACGAAGATATGAGTAAGATGTTCAAAGTGCGCATTGTCGCAACTAAGACCATGTGGGTATCACAGGAAGATATAGATAAAGATGCGGCAGATGGAATGATTGCAGCACCTTCGCAAGAGATTGACGAGCATGTGGCAATAGCCTACGCTAAAGGCACATTGATTGAGGAAATGCGTAACAATCCCAACCGAGGCTCCGCTGAAATCATCAGTATCTATGACCCCGAAAAGCATGAACTTAGGACAAAACGAAAATATTTGAAATAATGAACTCCCGAACATTCTTTGAAAAAGTGTCCCTCATGCGTGAGGCACAAAAAGACTATTTCCGCACTCGGTCGCGCGATGCCCTGCGCAAGTCTAAGGCTCTGGAGGCCGAGATTGACCATGAAATAGAACGTGTCCGCGCCATGGGCTACCCGGCAGAGCAACCGCCGCAACAGCCAAGTCTATTCTCTCCCACAACTTAAAGTGGACACTACAATCATTAAATCTAATTTTGCCAATGATGAAAAGTATATTGCCTAACTCACGCAAGCATGATATATCATTCCATCCTTCTGGAAAGATTGATATATCGGCCCACATTGCCCGGTCGCTCTCTCTGGCTCCGGGTGATGTGATAGACATCGTGTGCGAGTCTGGCGAACTGTATCTCTACGTCAAACTGCGGGCCGGCAATTATGCCGGTCGGCATGACGGTAGAGTCTGGGCTACGGCTCATGGTAAAGGCACGTTCAGAACGTGGTCTAAAGCAATGACAACTGCTGTACTGAGGGGGGCCGGTGCCAACGGGCTGCTGCGCTGTCCCTGCGGCATGGAGTTTGAACGCGACAACAAAAAGTACATCACAATCATATACCGCTGCTCGCTATGATTAAAGATATAAAATACAATGGCTATACGGCGCAACCGTCCGATTATGAATGTCCAGACGGCCAACTCGCTGCGTCCCTCAACCTAATCAGCGAGGATAGCCAACTGAAACCGCTTCTTCAGCCGACACCTACATCAATTGGCCTGTCCGCTTCACAGAAGGCTGCTTACATCCACGAAACATCTTCGTATAAGCATTACATTCTGTTGGAGGGAAAGAATGTCAGTTGGCTAAACGGCAAGTCTGAAACAGAACAGACTCCTGTGTCGTTAGCCACGTTCAGCGGCTTAGACATCTATCAGTTCAGCTCAATCGGAAACACATTGCTCGTTCTCTGCTCCGATGGTATGCACTACTTCCTGTGGAAAGGTGATACAACAGGCTACCTTAATCTCGGAACCACAATGCCGGAATGCTCTCTGTCATTCGGTTTGCAGGGTGCGATGAAAAGAACTGATGAGTTTGAAATCTCATACAGCATACACAAAAACAATATCTATTCCAATTTTGATGATACCCAGAAAGCAAGTATCACAAATCAAGTATTGGCCAAGATAAACAAATTCATTGCTGAGGAGTCAACCCAGAAAGGAAAGTTTATTTTCCCATTTCTCGTTAGATATGCCTATCGCCTGTATGATGGTACGTTAACAAGACATTCCGCTCCAATTCTTATGATATGCAGCTCTGAGAATACACCCCGTGTGTTCTGGTTTAACCTGCATGGCAAAGATGATACCTACACCTCGGCTAAACTCCGTGTTGTGGCCCCGGTGCATAGCCTTGACTATGCGCTTAAATCTGACTTAACCTCGCTTCAAAATTGGAGTGACATTATTAAGTCCGTTGACATCTTCATCTCGGCTCCGATTTACACCTACGACCAGAACGGAGAGTGTGAGAAGTTCATAAACGGTGGTGAGGACCTGTCAAGCTTCAGTGTATGTAAGCACACCAATCAAGCGGCAAGCACAACAACATATCCTCTGCGCTATCAGAAAAATAACTTTGGCAAACTATATGCCTTTACCTTTACTCCCGATGCCTTGAGCACTCGGCCCGGTGGTGTGTTGGTCACACCCAAAAGAAGTGCCGATGCTGTAAAAGAGGACATCCGTAGCTGCTCTCAATTCTATTTCCTGCATAGCATCCGAATAGAGGAACTTAAAACAGAGCGCACACCTGTCAAGGAGGACTATCTTCAATCTCTTGTAACCCGTGAGGTTATGACGGATGATTATGACAGTCACGATAAGATTATACCTCAACAGGCTTTTGCCTACAACTCACGCCTCAATCTCTCCGGCATAAAGAAACAATTGTTTCAAGGCTTTGATGGATATTCTTTGTTTAACTATTCCGATGGATATGTCCTTAATTGGGGTGATGCAGAGCCAACGGTTGCAGATACGAAATACAGTGTGATGGTTGCCGTCTATATCAAACAGGATGGCAAGGATATTATAGTGTATGGCAATGCCGGTATGTGCGGATATGAGGCTCCGCTACTATTCTTTTACTATCCTAATATCAACGCTTACAAGGCTGTGATAATTCGTAATTACGTATTCGACTCACCCCACCTTGTTATTCCGTTGGAGCCTCACGGCTTTCTCAATGGTGCCTTCTATTTCGGTGGTTGGGAGGAGCCGGCAGGTATATCACAGGCTCGACCGCCGCAATCATCAATTGCCGACCGCACTATTGATGTGTTCAACAAGGTATATACGTCCGAGGTCAACAATCCTTACGTGTTCCCTGTGCTTGGTATCAATACGGTAGGTACCGGGCGCATAATGGCAATATCCACGGCGGCGAAAGCCCTTTCCGAAGGTCAGTTCGGTCAGTTCCCTCTGTATGCGTTTACCGATGAAGGCGTGTGGGCATTGGAGGTTTCCTCAACCGGCTCTTACTCGGCTCGTCAGCCGATAACCCGCGATGTTATTCTCGCAAATACAGACCCTCTGCAAATGGATAGTGCTGTGTTGTTCGCAACAGACAGGGGCATCATGCTTATATCCGGCTCTCAGACACAATGTATAACTGATGTTATCAACTCCAAAGAGCCTTTCGATGTATTGCAGCTCCCCGGCATGGCAAAACTTCACTCGATGCTCGGCCATAATGCTGACACCTGTCTGCCGACCGCTCCTTTCTTGGAGTTTATTGCTGAGTGCGGTATGCTCTACGACTATGTGCATCAACGAGTGATTGTATATAACCCTCATTACACCTATGCTTATGTTTATTCCCTAAAGTCTAAGGAATGGGGCATGATGTATTCCACAATCGAGGCCGGCATCAATTCTTACCCGGAAGCATTGGCCGTGGACCATGACGGCGCATTACTGAATTTCTCCGCTATGGAGGGTGAGGCGACAAAGGGATTATTCGTTACCCGTCCGCTCAAACTTGAAACGCCGGATGTTCTCAAGACTATGGACACGGTTATTCAACGTGGCCACTTCCAAAAAGGACATGTGCAATCCGTTCTCTATGGCTCCCGTGACCTCTTTAATTGGCATCTGGTATGGTCGAGCAAAGACCACTACCTCCGTGGCTTCCGTGGCACTCCATACAAATATTTCCGAATTGCTTGTGTGACTTCGCTCGCCGATGATGAGAGTATCTTCGGAGCCTCCCTGCAATTCAATCCTCGTCAGACCAATCAACCGAGATAAAGATACTACATAGGCAATTAGATTTAAGGTAACAAAGATTGTTAAAAAAGAGAGCCGGGGCGCGCGATGCGTCTCGGCTCTCGTCCTTGTCGGGATAGTTCCGGGTTGCCCCGGCTTGGTAAATCATTAGAATGGGTGCGAGGGTCGCCTCAGCACTCCTGTACGGCTGTTCTTGATGCTGTTGATTTCCTCCTGCGCCTCCAACGCTTTTTCAAGCCAGTTACGCGCGGCTTCGGGGTGCGTGATGCTCAACCAATCATATATCACACGAGCTACCATAAACTCATGGATTAGTTTGTTGAGCAGGTGCAAGGTGGTTCGTGACATCGTGGCCGGCACTTTCATGACGATTTGGTAATCTTCGGGTGTCCACATTCGGTCACAGATAACTTCGTCGTCAATCGGCTCCTGCTTTGTGTAGGGATAAAGCATTTCAACGGCTGCGGCATGAACGACCCCTAAAATGCGGTTCACCCTATCAACATTGCCCTCCTCACCGATTTCAACGAGTGTGTGCTGTGCGTGTTGGTTTTCCTCGCCCCACACATGACCCTCGATATAGGCATAGTTCTTAATGTCGTAAAGCAACTGCGACCGATGAAACACCAATGTCACATTCTTTGTGGCCTTGCTGTCCCCGGCATCTGTATTATAGCAGTCCTCGCTGCAACCGATATGATACATGGCTTAATCGTTATAAGTGGGACGTGTCGGCCTTTCGCGCTTGTACAAAGCTTGCTTGGCTCGGTCGAGTGCATCGGTGGCAAGGTTGGAGTAGTTCTGCGCGTCATTCGGGGAGGTGATTACAAACCACTCCGAAAGAGTGCGGTCTACAATATACTCGTGGAGCATACCGCCAAGGCTGTCACATGCCGAGTTGTTGAAATTTGAGGGGAGCAAGAAAACAAGCTGTAGCTTTCCTCCGTCCTCGACCGTCTTGTTTATGCGGTTGTTGGAGGTGGAACCGTCTTCATGCAAATACTCTCCGAGTTCCACCTTAAGATGGGAGAAAGCATTGCTGATGGCACGGAGTATCTGATAAGCGTGTTCATCGTCCTCACTCGCTTGCATATACGCAGTGGCACGGTAGTCCTTGCCTTCTGCGTTTCGCGCTTGGCCTGTAAGATGCGACTTGTTCATCACGTCAAACTTGATTTCTTTCGACTCAAGCGTTACTGTAATGGTCTTTTTCTGTTCCATTGTGATGTATTATTTATTAGTTTAATCATCGTAGGTGGGACGTGTCGGCTTTTTCTTATACACGGCCTTGCGGTGAATATCGTCAAGGAGGGTGCTTGCTTTGTCAGCATAATCACCGGCTTCTCCTTTGTTTGTGTAGACGTACCACTTGGCTACTATGCTCTGCACGAAATAACTGAACAGGCTGAGTCGCATACTCGGCAACAGAGCCTCGTCAAAGGATTTAGACACATCAAGCCTCAATTCGTAATGCTGCCTTTGCAAAATGGGAGGAAGTGCGGCAGAATTGGGTGCTATGGGGTCTACAGGGAGAACAGGGTCTACAGGTGGTGTGACGATAGTATCACGCACCATTCCCTCAAAAGTGACAAGGCCGATAAGTTCTTGGCAGATGTCCGCTCGGCTTTCCTCCCAAAATCTTTCAAGGTGGTTCTCGTCCTCATCAACAGTAGATATGCGGTGCAGAGCATTTTCGTCATTGTCCATCTTGCCGCCGGTGTAGGCGGTGGTGACTGCAATCTCCTGCATCACATCTTCCTTATTGATTGATAGTGTTATCTCCATGTCAAAAACTGATTATTGAATAAGTTACTCCGACACCTATATACGGCTGAAAGCCCTTTGCCCCATAGCCATAACCGGCTGTTATTCCTATATGCCAACGCTTGGGAGGCTTCCATTCTCGTTTGGTGATAATTGTTGTTGGTGCAAATATTCTGATGCTGTCGAGCCGTGGGTCTACCGGGCCGCTCACCCATGCCTCATAAGTGCTGTCGACATAGTGTCGTTGTGTTATCGGGAGTTCCACGATTGCGCTGTCTTGGCTACATCGGGGTTCGCCTCCGGCACCGGCGCCATAAACGGTAGAGTGAATTATGCTGTCCTCACAAATACTGTCCTTGTCGCCACGTTGTCGAGGTTCGCCTCCTACACCTCCACCGAGGAAACGATATGTCGGTAGAGTATAACGGTGTGTGCCTAACGCCAACTCCGACTGCGGCATCGGTGCGTAGTACGGAATGGTGTCCACGGTCGTTTCCTTTGTTTCCATCACTGTGCTGGGTGGCTTCTCCGTGCGGTCTTTGCCGATGAACAACCCGGAAAGGAATGCTGTCAGTCCTGCAAGCGCCAACAGGATATAGTGTTTCGTTTTCATGACTTGTTGATGTTAGAGTTTGAGGCCGTCTGCTGTGGGTTCAATGGTAGAACCTGTAGAGGGGTCTTTACTTGACGGATAAGGGTTGTCACTGTTCAGACGTTTCAAGTCCATGCCAAGCCACATTACACCCTCTTGGAGTTTGGTAATGGCAAGGCTGCGCTCACGAGAGGCAGGCAGTTCCTTAACTCTTTGGACAATCTCGTCAATGTCTTTACGCAGTTGTTTATTAGCAACTATTTCCGTTTCTCTGTTCATGATTTGATAGTGTTGATGTACTGAATGATTGAATTGACGTGCAGGGTTACTATCGCCTGTTTGCCCTCCTCGGAAAGCAGAAACTTCACCTCCTCCTCATTGTCTTGGAAAAGGTTCTCGGTCAGCACCGCTGGACAAATAGTGTCGCGTGTCATTGCGAGGGACTGAACCCAATATTTTTCGGGCGGCACACAACGGTTGCCCATAAGCCCCATGTCGGTGGCATTGTTCGTGAAGATTTGGGCAAGTCGCTTGGAGTTGGAAGATGCGTTCTTGCTGACCATGACGGAAAAGCCGGAAGCGGAATGCCATTGGCCATCTGCCCCTGCCGCATTGTTGTGTATCGACACAAGCACTACGTTCTTGGTGCCGAGTTTACGCGCCCAACCATTGGCCTTGCGCACACGTTCTTTCAGAGGTGTGTCGG